TATTCTCATTTGCATTTGAGCAGCACTTCATTTAGCCGTCCAGATGTCTTTCATGGACGATTAAGGGCGAACTAATCAGCATCCGCAATTGAAAAGCAATCCACCCGGTTTCAGCGCGTTGCGGATGGTATCGTTTAGCGCCTGCTCGATTCCCTTCTGAACGCTAATCACAGTTGAAGCGTGAGCAGCTGATTGCGCATTCACTTGTTCCACCAGCGACCGGAACACTTCACTGTTACGCACCGCATCAATAACGGCTTCACGCATATCATCAGATAGACGGTATTTGGTATCACTGCTGCCAACAGCATGCTTAGCAGAAATTACGTTAGGGCCGGGGAAGCCGCCAAAAGGAAGAGGCTCGCCATGAAACTTGTATGCAGTGGTCTTTAGCGATACAGGATCGTGCTCATCAGCTACTTTCATCAGGCGGTCGTCTGACTTGCCTGCGAGTTGCCCGGACACGATTACGGTGCCTATTTTGACGTTGTAAATGGCGCAGCCCTGAATATAAGCATCGTTGATAAAGTTCTGGCTTACCCGTTCAGCGTCGACCTGTAATGAATCAGGCTCACCAACAATATGCGCCTCTCCTGATTTATTGAGGTGCCAGCCATCACCTGATGCAATTACCTCTTCTGACTTCAGGCGTACTCGGCTGGTGCCATTTCGGATACCGTAACGGTCCACCGTTTCTACCACCAGCTGGTAACCCTCTGGCTTGATAACTGTGAGCGAATGGTCATAACCACTTGTCGTCATTCCTGCGAAGTCGCGACGACCAACAAGCAACCTTTCATTCCCTTTAACGGCAATTACATGTGCAGTGATGTGCTCGCCTGACATAGATGTTGAACCATCGTTACTATGAGACGGCATGCCTAATGCCGGAACGCTGAGGACGATTTTCGTCATACGGAAAGTATTGCTCATTTGTCGTTTCCTTTTAGGCGTAAGCCTGTCGCACGGCAAAGCCGCCGAAAGTTAACGGCTTGCCCAGGCTCACAGCTGAAAGACTTTCTTTGATGTGCGCGTACGAGGCGCATAAAAAAACCAGCATAAGCTGGTGGTTTGTTTTACCTGATATGGGAGTTAATCAAAGCTCACCCTGTTGATGAGATATTTCCCATACAAGATATTTACGGTGAATTTAAATTAGTAGCGTAACGAAAATGCATTTGCATGCTCTAAGCAACAGACTGGATTTCATGTTGCTTAGAGTTTTTTCTTTTAATCACTGCTATTCAGCATCGTATTCTGTAACAGCCTTCTACAAAACCTATAACTGGTACGCCGCCAGTTTCAGATAGGCGGCAAGCGCCTTTGCGGACGAAACATAACTGACTGATGCAACATGGACTGCAGTCACTTTCCCGTTAGGTAACGTAAAAATTGCAATCCTGACAGGAAGCTTCAATACATTACCCTTCGCACATACATATGTCATCCACTCTGTACCGGCAGGCAGTTGAGTCAGCTCGACTGGTTTTTTTCCTATAAAAAGTATAACGTTCACCATGATTGTTCTCCCTGTATGCCGCGCGAACAGCTTATATGAAACCAGCTGATCGCACCCTGTACAAACGAAACATGGTAAAGATTAGGCTAAAAATTTAAATTTGTTCCGGCAGATCCACACCTGTCTGTCTGGTTCAGAGCGCGAAGTGGCAGGTTCCGCCAGGATAACTCCTCAACTTAACTTACTGACTTGCAACGTTTACAACAGGAGCCATACTGATAATGCCTGCCGAACCGGGAAGCCATCTCCGTGGCTGCCCTTGTTCTTTGAGAAGATGATGTGTTTGCACTATCTCCTTCGCCTCCTGTTGGAGGCTTTTTTTTATATTTTTTTGCTGCGTTGATGTTGTGAGGCACCAGCCAGCCTTTGCATAAACTGCACTGCTGACCGTAAATAACCCGACCGGGTGCTTCCTTTAAAGTATTTCTTGCAGGCTGGTGTAATAAGGATATATAGCCCGAACCCAAAACCAGTAAGGCATGTAATATGAAACACTTAATCGCTGATTTAATCGAAAAGATTGCTGATCAGGAAGCATCCAAAAAAGAATCCCTTGCCCGGCTGGATGCCCTGAAAATTGTTGTCACGGCTTTGTTCGCTAAGCTTGACTCGCAAACAAAAGATGCCATTCGGGAACACATCACCGATGCCTTTGAGAAATTAGCTGAGGAAAATTCATCAGACCTGGCCGATCTGGAACGACTGAAAGAAGCCACATCTGACTTACTGAGCCGAAAAATAGTTCTGCCGTCGTTCCCTGCCGAAACGGTGAGCTCACGGGATTCCCGCTGATAAAGCACGGTAAACTCTTTTTTAATTCAGACACTGCGCCCTGATGTAATCCTGCAAATACTTCAGGGCTTTCTGGTCGCGGATGATTCCGGATCGGATACTGAGAACGTTTCGTCCAGCAACGTCAGCGAGTTCGACGGTTCCTGCATCGCCCACGCCGCCGGTGGAGGTGGTGTAGTCTTGGGCGGGACACTTTCCTTTAACGCGCACCCGGCCACCATTATCGAGACGCTTACGCAGAGCATCATTTTCACCATTCGCATCGGCAAGCTCCTTTGTGTATTTCGCATCGAGTGCCGCGACATCGCGCTGGCGTACCTGCATGTCGGTGATGGTGGCGTTCGCCAGACTGAGCGCCTGCGTTTTCTCGTCACGCTGTTTTTTGTACTCAATGGCGTTATCCCGGTACCGGTTGACCTGCAAGGCCAGTATGACAATCAACACCAGCACCACCAGCGGAAACCAGTACTTCTTCAGCAGCGCCTGGATCATAACAATGCCGCCCGCGCACGGTTGTAACGTTGCCTGCGGTCTTCAATGCCGTTCTGACCACCATTAATGATCTGCGTGACGCGGGCCAGGTCGCCGGAGTAAAGCAGGCATCCGCTGGCGGCAAAGAACCATGCCGCTGAACGCGCCGCATTACGGTCCTGCTCCAGTTGTTCCGGGCTCAAGACCAGATCGAGTTTCAGCGCGGCGCCACAGCGACAGTAATTATCCAGCCCGGTAATCTGAATCAGGCCTCGGCCGCGGTATTTCCAGCCATCCCCAGGCGCTTTGTTGCCCAGGCGTTTGCTGTACACCAGATTGGCTATAGCGCGCTGGCGCTCCAGTGGCAACGCCTTTTCATACGAACGACGGCCCAGCGCGTTAGCCTGGTCCTGAGTAAGTCGACCAGCTCGAACGAAATCAGCCAGGCCTGCCACGCTGTAATTCATGCTCTCCACCAGCCGGGTAAAGCCAACGGATTCATGCCCGGTCTGAGCGATAAACATCGCCTGGTCAGTCGGTGCAGTGATACCGAATTCTTTCATGGCCGCATCGATGTGCGGAAACCAGCGCGCAGCTAATCCGGCGCTAACGCCAGCCGCCTGCTGAAATTGAGATTGTTTCATTCAGACCTCAGGACATAGAAGAGCCGCGCCACGTTACCCCGTGCGCGGAACACGGCGGCGCAGATAATCAGATTGATAGTCACGGTTGCCCAGTGCGCATGCAGGTAGGAGTCAAACAGGTACCGGAACGGCACCGATGCATACGCCAGGATAATCAGATAGGCCAGCCATGACGCCCACGGGTTATGTCGCCCGCCAGGCTTACGGAACATCATCAGGCGCAGAACAATAGCGGCACAGGCCACCACGTTCGTCAGCACCAGCGGATCGTTAGTTACCATTGGTTCCCCCTCTCCAGCGTGCCAGCAGCTTTAGCGGGTCCTGTTCACTGAAAAACGTCAGCGTCTTGATTGCCACGGCAGACAAAATCACAGCGCCGAGCGCGTCCAGCGGTTTATCGGCATAGCCGGTTATACTCGCCAGCCACGAACCCACCAGCCCGGAGCCATAAACGCCAGCAAAATACGACACGACGAAATACGCGGAACGGCGAAAAATCGTCAGGTCAGCAGCAGTGGCCACATAGAACACGGCCCCGGCAAACGCACCGAACACCACGCCGTAATCGGTGCCAGTGAGCAGTCCATAAATGCTGGCACCGGTCAGCGCGCTACCGGCGGCTGCGGTACCGGAAAAAGGTTCGGACATTACGCCCCCTCGTTAGTGGTGAGTCCTCTCAGGAATGAGGGGAAATAAAAAAGGCCCACCGAAGTGGGCCCTGAATTTTTACAGCTAATAAAAGTAAGGTGACCTGATGGCCCTGTCCGAAGATATATCCGATAATGTTAAACAAATGAAGACAATGAGATTCTGGTCCAATCGTTTCTTATAATAAGAGGCATATAGGCTACCTATGGAATTCATGTTAGTTATCGGCCTGCTTCTGGTTTTTGCAGCATTATTCGTACTGGCGACTATAAATGCATTTTTTCCCAGACAAAAAAACTACCGAACTGCTGCAGCTCCGGTGATGAAGTTACTGACATCAGAAATGAATCTGGTCTCTGCAGGAGAATATCCATTCAGTTTCATTACAGAGGCTGAAATCTATGAGCTTTACCCCTATCTGAACGAAAAACAGCAAATACTCTTAACAGAAGCCTATGATCTCTATACCGAGGCTCTGACATCTACTGCAAATATACGACACCGAGGTGAAGAGCATCCCTCCTCAATGATTGATTTCCCCAAAGGGTTTATAATAACCAATCCGCAGGAGGTCCTGAAAAAGATGGAGCCTTTGCGCCAGGCTTTCGCAGGAGAATGGGAGTTGATCGTTTAATTATGTAGCACTGGCGTGGCGCTGATAACCAGGCGTACATGGTTCTCTCCAGGTAAATTGTAGATAAAAAAAAGACCTGCTCGGACGAACAGGTCATATCAGGTAGAACATCTCTTGACGGCGCCGGGTGCCTCCCGGTGAAACGCTGACTGGATACATCGTTTCGCATGCTTAATCAATTACAGGTTATCCAGTAATGCCCCTCCGCTCAGGGGGATTCGCCATCAGTTTTTCATTTTTATGACTGTCAAAGAATGCACTTTAATCGTAGTGCCCGCTTCGATGATTTCAACTGTATACGTTCAAATATAAATATTTTCTAATGCTGATCACAAAGAGGTAACCCATTACGCAGCTGCGGGAGGTTTTTGATCCCCTCGTCTTACATACAAGAGCGAGTGCAACATAAATGAAGCCGGTTACCGTTCCGGCGCAACCAGTCGTAACTGCTGCGGTTTCAGATTGTGGTCCTGTCTATGGTGAGCTTTGCGGCTGACTGGAACATGTAGGCTCCGCATCGCTCCCCGCTCTTTGTCTTATTGGCGGCGGAGATCCAGAAAGCAAAAAACCCGCTCAGTGGCGGGTTTCTTAACGTTGAACACACAATGCCCATCGTTAACGTCAAATTTACACAAAAACGGCAACTTTGCAAGTATCGTGACGCTAAATTATGAGATTTATATCATATCCTGTGTACGTGTTACCTTTTTTAGCTGTGCATCTGCATTGCTTTCTTCCTCAAAGCATTTGGTTACCAGACTTTCATAGAACGGCTTCCAGCTGTAGCGCCATGTACGGTCCGGCAGGCTGTCCAGTTGCGAAAGAACGCCTCGGTATGCGACAGAGGATTTTGGTCGACTGTAGCCCCTCCCCTCGCAACGTTTACACTCTTTGTAAACAGGAACACCCTGAAGCTCCGACTTCTTCCGGTCCAGAGTTTTCCCCGTTCCGCCACACTGGCAGCGCTTGCTGATTTTTCCGGTGCCGCCACATTTGCCACACAGCTGATGGTCCACGTCCTTTACCTGGCGGAAGACTTCAAAATCAGAAGGAGACTGACCTATATCTTTGGCGAATTGAGGTAGGCGCATTGTGTAATGGCTCTTGGTGATCACGCTGGTTTTAGTGATCAAACCTTTACCGTGGCATTTCGGGCAATCGTAACTGTCTGCGGCTGATGAGGCGTAATCGTTAAAGGCGAACCGGGCGAGGATCCGCATGCATAGCGGAAATTTTTTGCCGGCTGCTTTGCGCACCGCCATTGGCGCACGCAGTTTGGCGTATTCGGTCAGCCAGGCTATCGCGGCATCTTTATCCTGTGGGCTAATCCCCGCTTTTCCCAGATACATGGCAAGCCCGATTCCAGCGTCTGCCTGAGTCATACCCAGCGCGGCCATCACATCCGTTACCGTTAACTGTTCGCTCGCAGTAGCGCGAACGCTATCTGAGATATGCATCCCTTTCGGGGCGAAAAATTTTATTACGCTGTCCAGATTCATCGCGGTCTCCACTCCGTCTACGCCAGCGCGCCAATGGCAAGCGCCCGGTCTAATGTTTTCAGCAGCAGCTCCGGCTGCGTGCCGTATTTGGCTTCAAAAGCGCCTACATCCGCATGAAGTTCATCGTGGTGCGTTCTGCACAAAGGCAACACGAATAGGTCATGGGCTTTGGTCCCCATCCCGCCCTGACCGTATCCGATCAGGTGGTGGGGATCGTCTGCTGTTTTGCCGCAGCACGCGCACGGCTGCGATTTCACCCAGCGGGTGTATTTCTCGTTTTGCCAGCGGCGGCGCTTCGGTCGTAACATGAATGACTCCGGCGTCTCCTGGTCAACCTTCAGCGCCAGCACCTGTTTTACAGCCTCCTCAACGATGCTGGTGGCCGGTACCGACGGCATAAGGTCCGCTTCGCGCGTGACTGACTCGATTATCTGTGGTGGCATGCGCATCGCCTGGCGCGCGACTGACTCCGGGATCACGTGTGCCAGCTTGTTGAATGTCAGCCACCAGCACAGTTCCGGAAGGGTCACCGCGTGGGAATCGTCGAACCCCAGCCCGCGCCGAACCACCGACAATACCCAGGCTACCAGGTTTGCCCGCGCAATGCCCGCCAGTTCGTCAGTAAAATGCGCCCGCACTTTGTTGTCGCAGGACCAGCACAGCCGCAGAGCGCCGGGCTCATGCCGCATAGTCACCAGTTCGTGGTGGTGATAGGTGGCGTGGGGGTACTGGCATCCGTCATCACGCAGCAGCCAGGCTTCCAGGCTCGCCAGTCCACCAGCACGCAGTATTACTTCGGGGTGTTCGAATACAGGCACCATAACCGGATCTTCAGCCAGTGGCTGGAGCGCCGCTGGTATTTCACCTGTCGGCAGATCGGCCAGTCGCTCCGGTTCGTTTTCCAGCAAAATGCGCCCGCGATAGAAGTGCGGTAGCAGCTCGGGTCCGGGGCGGAAAGCCACCAGCCCGAACTCTTTGACGATTACAGGATTCAATAAAGCTCTCACGGTCACCTCAGTGCACAGTTTCGAGCAGGCGCAACAGCTCCTGAAATTTCGACTCAAAGAAATGCGGCTGTGTTTCGCGCGGGTTCGCCGGGCTGGTTATATTCTTCCCGTACATACAACCCTTCGCACTCATCGACCAGAAGCGCTTTATTCCGTTAGTGCCTGACCGGCTGCGACGTTCTTTTTGTTCAACGATCCCCAGCTTAGCCAGTTGCTGGTATGCCACCGTAGCCGTTATGCGAATGCCGTTAGCTTTCAACAGAGCACTCAGAGATTGCGTGGGGCGGCTTGAGCCGTCTGGTGCGCCAGCTGGTGCGTCAATCGTGTATTGAGGCATAAGATCAGGCAGCCCAGCGACCTGAAGAAGCTTCTGGTATGCGCCCAGTTTTGAAGAATTGGAGAGGTTCAACATGCGGGAGGCGGATTCAAGCAGGATCACCCCTGCCTGCACCTGGTCGGCTTTGAGTGTTGCGATACCAGCCTGCTGAAGGGAGTCGAACGTGCGGATCACTTTCAGGTTGAAGGCAGCGCTGATCCACATTGCATAGGAGTAGACCAACTCCTTGCAAACATACGTCCCCTGGTTGTTACCGCCAGCAATGGTAACCAGCGGGGCCGCTCCTGTGATATCAGGAGCGCTCGAAATTTCAGCGATTAGTTCCTGGGTCTGGGTAAGTGAGGCCCAGTTTGATGGCTGATGGCGCTTCTCACCACCGGCAGCGCGGTGTAAATCATTCAGGCAGTAACGACCATCAAGATCACGGCGTACGGAAACGCCGTCAATCACAAGTAATTGACTCATAGCTTTCTCCACTGATTGTATTGCGAGGGGCCTGCACGCCCGCTTCGCTTGCACTTTTTGACATTACTGTCATATCGCTTTTCTTTCAACCCACAGCTGGACATATATCTATCCCCTGAATGAATGGCGTGATGGTTATCTCTACCTTGCCCTTCGGTACCACTGGCCCCCACTCCACCAGCATTTTTTTAACCTGACTGTCGTCCTCCCAGACGCCTGCGTGTGTTAGCGCGTCAAACAACGCTTTGTTGTAGTTATCCAGATCACGACGCCGCTGATCCGGTGGGAAAAGAACTATTTCGACTGCTGCTGGCGTGGTGGAAGGCTTCGGCAGGCGGCGCAACTGCTCGATGATGGCAGCGCAGGCGTCACTCTGGTATTTACGCCCGGCAGCGCTGATAAGGTGGCGACCAGCCAGCGGCCCCCTGTTCGGCGCGCGCCAGTAAGTGTTTACGCTCGGCGGAAATGGCAGGGTCAGTTTCATAGTTCGACCCCACGTAATTCGAGAAAGGCGATCGCATTTTCCCTGGCATGCTTATCGCCATTAAGCAGCGAACGAACCAGAGTAACCGCCTCATCCTCTACGCTCTGACCAGTGATAGTGATGCCCCGGGAAACGCCCGGATGGATGGTGATAGCCCCCTTACGCTGGAGCGCACGCAGGTGATCATTAGCCGCATTTGGCGAACGGCAGCCCATCAGGCCAGCCAGCTCATAAATGGTTGGCGGGAATCCGTGATCGGCGATGTAATCAACAATCAGGTCTAAAACTTCCTGTTGCCGCGCTGTCAGTTTCAGCATGCTGATGCCTCCGCTTTTCGCGCTTCCATCAGTATCCGAAAACGGATCCGCAGGGAGCGAATATTGTGCCAGTGATGGCTGGGAATGGATTCCAGGGTCTCATTAACATCCGCTGCGGAAAGACCATATTCGGCAATAACCTCTGATGCCAGTATCAAAAGCCGGTCCTGCATGTCATTACGGATGCCGTCATGTTCAAAGCTTTGCTGATCCAGCCAGGCGATAACTTGTTGCTGATCGGCATTCTCTTTAATCAACGCCATTGCTTTGTCGACTGTTTCCGTCGGAACGACGATAAATTCAGGATGCGCCACTGAATCAGCTGCCCAGGTATGCGCGAAGCGGGATTCGGAGAACGTATATTCTTCTTTATCGCCGAACGCGGCGCATGCGCACGCCCAGAAGTTAAAGCCACTTTTCTCAATGATGTCACTTTTGGTCAGCGGGATTTCTGGCTCATCAATTGGCTGCGCGGGCTCCTCAACCTGCATTGTGGTCTCGGGAATGATTTCAGGAATATTTTGCGGTTCTTTTTGTGGTGCTAATAACCCGGCGAGCCGCTCAGCTTCACGGCGGATCTGCGCCAGGAATGCATCGCCGCGCGCTTCCAGATCCTTGCGGCTGACATAACTCATAGCCGGGCCGCGCCAGTTCTTATCGAAAACAGCAACAGCACCGGCAAAGAACGCGCCGGACGGCACCTGCTTTTCATCCTTCGGTACAAACCACGTCGGCAGATCGAAACCGATACGCCCACGTATAAACGCGATGTGATCGGCGTCCTCCGGCCACCACACCTCACTGGTAGCAGCCTTAATCAGGAAAACATAACGACCACCCTTCTCGCGCATCGCACTGGCGTGCTGCATGATGTAACGCATGCCGGTGATGTAATGATCTTCATGTTGGCTGGCGCGGCTGTAGGGAGGATTACCGAACGCGGCGCCATTAAGCTCTGCAAGGCGCGCGGACCAGTCCTGCGTCAGGGCGTTATCCTCGGCGGTGTAATACGCCTCGCATTTGCTGTTCTCTCCGTCGCTGAACAGGTCCAGCACCAGCGGGCCAAACATCGAATTGATACCCCAGAAAATGTTTTCGGGTGTACGCCACTGATCGCCAACTTCCTTCAGTTCGTGCACCGGCTGGCTACGCAGTTCGGCAAGCTCACGGCAGTATTTATTTGGCATTATTCTTCCCCTACATAACGGCCAGCGAGATAACACCGCCCTTCCGGCGCCCTGTAATTTCCCACATTGCGAAGACAGGCAGCACGGCGTGAGATATAACGGCTCCGATCCGTATAGCTGATCGCGATATCAAAAGCCTTGAGCCAGACCGATGCGGCCCGGAAATAAAGCCCCTTCGCTTCCAGCTGCTGAGCACAGTCTTCAAGTTCAGCCAGTGTCCGCAGATCTTCCACTGAAAGCGTTTCTGCCAGAGTTTGGTTAGACGGGTAATAAGTCAGCGTCGATTCCTGAAAATCCCGTAGTAACTTTCCCTCCTCATAAAAACGGCCAAGGCAGCGATTGATAGTGCTGGTGTTGGTTCCCGGCATGGCTTTGGCAATATCGCGATAATTGCAGCCCGGGTTCTCAATGACATACTGCAAAACTTTCGATGCGATGCTCATCCGCGAAACCCCTCCGGAATGGTGTACGCCACGTCCTGGTGACTCGAACGGAACACAGCTGAATCAGGAAGCTTGCTGCGCTGGCCCCATGTATCGCGTGCCGGGCGTCCGGCGGAATCCCACTTGTTCGCCGACTGCAGATAGCCCGGGAACTTGCTTGGCAGGAAGAGCGTTGACGGGCGCAGGTACTCGGCCATTTTCAGATCTGAGCCCCACTTCTCAACGCTGTAATCCACGACAAGCACCAGTTCTTCAGGTGTAAACCCGTCCGCCAGTCGGGCACGGATGTTTTCCAGAGATGATTTGCAGACCTGGTACCGGGATCCGGTGGTCTTGTTCAGGTGAGATAAAACCTGTTTAGCCTGGTCAGTGATTACCACTGCAGGGTCGGGTTGCTCAGCAACCTGACAGGAAGGTTTTTTATCTGATGGATCATGTTTTGAATTTACTGACGGATCCCCGCCAGATTCTGACGGGTCAAAACCACCGTTTTTGCTGAGTTTTGATGCCTCAAATTTTGACGGGTCAGATTTTGATGCGTCAGATTTTGACGTGTCAGAATCTGACAGGTGAGACAATGCGGCCGCCTGAAGCTTTGCCACATTAAGCTGGTAAATATTGGAGGCGTTGCGGTTGCCCTGGCGGCGCTGAGTACGTGAAAGCCAGCCGTCTTTCTCCAGCTTCGCGATCGCCGTACGGACAGTGCTTGGCCCTGCGCCGAGCTGACGCGCAATGGTTTCTATCGAAGGCCAGCACACGCCCTCGTCGCTGCTGAAATCGGCCAGGCGAGCCATGATGGCCACACTGGATAACTTCATGCCCGACGCCGCGCAGCCGTCCCACACATAGCTGCTTAATTTAGTGCTCATGATCGCCCTCTATTTCCCTGAACTTACGCTGGAATTGCTCGAGCGGACTGAAGCATTCGCCATGCTCATAGCCTTCCCGCAGGTAGATAACGCGGCGGGTTTCAGGCTCCCATCGGATAACCCTGACGGGCACGCCGTAGTGATCGCGGAACCATCGGTTAAGTTCGTGCATAATTGCGCAGCCGCCTCCTCTCGCCAGTCCCCCACAGCCCACTCTGCAAACTCGTGGGTTACAATTTCACGATCGCCTGGTACATTGACTGCATAGCAAAACGGAACCGGCTCGCGGCCCCCAGGCATAGGCAACGCAATGAGTTGCGAGCGGCGGTACTGTGTTGTTAAACTGTTCACGCGTTAGTTCTCCACTGATTACGACACGCCACGGCGCCCGGAGCTGCACACTCGCGGGCGTCACTCTTTTCTGGCTCGCAATAAACGCGGGATATCAAATTCAGAAAGGTCATCAGCGTTACGCGAAACCGATAAGCGATTTCGTTAAGGCTTTTCCATTCAGCGCGCGTCACCACGTCATCCTCGGTATACTGACGATACGCATTAACCAGATCGCCAAGTTGCCCCACCAGCTCCGCCAGCTTAATCCCGATCTCTTCGTTGGCATCTTCCCCACTCGCGCCAGGAATGTGCATGCCGTTATCAGTCTCAAGCGAGATGTAATCAGCAAGACAGGTAACGCCCGCAGCTCGCTGAAGTACCAGTGCCCACTCAAGCGGGAAAATTTGATCGCCACCAGCGCGCAGCCGATTGAATATCGCGTCCTGGCTAACGTCGAGTACCTCCGCCGCCTCTTTGTACCCGCCCGGAAATGCCGCGATAATTTTTCTGACTACCGCGACATACGAATCGGTTTGTTTCTCTACTTTCCAGTGCTCTTTGCCCACGGTTAACCCCTTCTTGCTGTGGTTACGGCTGCTTATCAGTTTCGTTAGTCTTCTGATAAAGCTTGCTGTCGTACTTAAGTTTCCCTTTAGTGATTCGCTCAATAACAAAAGCTTGCTTCTCAGGAATGATTTCCCCCCACCGGCATACAGCGGGATGAGAAATACCGAGAGCGCTGGCTGTCTTTGAGATGCCACCAAAGTGCTCAACGACGTCTAATTTGTGCATGATTCCTCCTTAAAGTTGACGCCTTAAAGGTAACAAAAGGTACATTAAATAGCAAACAACAGTTACCTTTGAAATGTGTAACATAAGTTACATGAGAACAGAAATGAAAGACCGAATTAGATCCAAGCGGTTACAGCTTGATATCACTCAGGATGCACTAGCAAAAAAGCTTGGTGTAAGCCGTGTCTCGGTAACGAAATGGGAAAATGGAACAACAAAGCCGGATGGCGAAAATCTTCATCAACTGGCAATTACCCTTTCTACAACACCGGAGTGGTTGCTCTATGGGCGCGGAGAAATCAATGAAGATGGCACTCGCGTAATCCCCTTCATCAAACCGCCCAAGGTTGTTCCGATTATATCCGCCGTTCAGGCTGGGCAGTGGACTGAAACTTATGCATGTTCAAGGTTGACCGACGTGATCTCATGGACCCAAACCACCGCTGATGTTTCTGAAGAAGTTTTTGGTCTAGTTGTTCGTGGGGAATCAATGACCAACCCACACGGCCTCCCTTCAATACCTGAAGGTTCAATAGTAATTGTTGAGCCGCGGTACGGTCAGTTAGATGATCTTTACGGGAAAATAGTCGTGGCAATATTGGATGGTTCTTCTGAAGCGACGGTTAAAAAACTTGTTTGGGACAGTCCCCATTCTTACCTAATGCCTCTTAACCCCGCATTCCCACCTATCCCAATTGACGGTAACTGCCGAATAGTTGGGAAGGTTGTCCAGATTACACAGAATATTTAAATAGCTGCTCGTAAATGCCGGTTACATTGAACCGGCTTTTTTTTGCCCACCAATGTAACAATAAGTACATTGAATGCTTGACCATTAAGGTAACTAAAGGTACATTCAATTAACGTTAGTGAACAAGTAAAACGCTCACAGCAGGAAAGAGCACTGGTTGGAACGCACATAGAAGCTTCGTTGTCCGGGCCAGTGGCTGGGGAAAAATCCAGTACAAACCGACCGGCGGCCAGATCGGTGCCAGGTTACGCAGTGCTCTCTCCGTTGTGATGTGTTCAAGCGAACTGCAGCGCCGGCCGACGCAAAGACCTGTAAATCGGCTGAGCCGCAGCTACTGGCGGCCAAGACAAAAACAGAGCGGCAGGAAATAAGCAGGAGTAGCGCCCTGGTGTCACAACCAAAAAAGCAGCAAGCGTGGTAGTAGGCAGTATTTGGCGGCGTCTGAGCCTTTTTTATTTTCCGCGAGGGCGCCGCACTTTTTTACGCAACACACAAGAGCATCACCGGATGACGGGCTCATTCCCCAATCCATCCGGGCATTAAGAAGCGGGCTTCCTAACCCGTAACCGAACGCAGGTGCTCTTTTGTGTTGTGTGGAGAAACTAACCGGCGGTGGCAGCCGCCTTTCTGAGGGTAAAACCGATGAGTAATGAACGTTTAACCAAAGTCCCTGATTTTTTGGGCGAGCTGGACGGCGGGGTGTTCGAGAACAAGATCGCCGCTGCACTGAGTGAGGTCGCTTTCGGCGTCCTGAACAACGGGCAGAAGGGAAAAGTAACCCTGACGTTTGAAATTGACCGTATGAGCAACTCGGTAGAAGAGAAGCGCGTAAACATCAAACACAAGCTTTCCTATGTGCGCCCTACCCCGCGTGGCAAATCCTCGGAAGAGGACACCACCGAAACCCCAATGTACGTGAACCGTGGCGGCAAGCTGACCATCCTCCAGGAAGATCAGGGCCAGTTATTCACTCTCGCTGGTGACGCCGACGCGAAACTGCGCGCCCAGCAGTAAACCATTCATCAATTCTTCTTAAGGAAAACTCATGTCCCATTCTTTAGACGCATCGGCGATTGAAAAAATCCGCGAGATTACGCTGACTCAGCTGCTTGAAGAAAAACTGGCTGGCGCTGATTGCCCGGCTGCTGCTGTACCTGCAGGCGTGAACGTTCAAACCCTGGAGCACCTGTCTCTGGAACGCTTCCGTTTTCGCGGCAAAATGCAGACCAGCAGCATCGAAGATTTCGTTACCTATTCCACTGGTTACGCTGCTGATGGTACCCGCTGCTTTATCAATGCTGACGATATGCTTGCGATCGCCGTCTTCAACCTGGGCACCCTGTCCAATCCAGGACACGCCGATAACACCGCGCGCCTGACTCTGAAGAAAACAGCGCCGTTTTCCGCGCTGCTCAACGTAAACGGTGATCGTCACAGTCAGAAAGAGCTGGCCGAATGGCTCGAAGACTGGTCCGAATACCTGACCGGTTTTGATGCTGACGGGCAGATGATTGACGCCAAAAAGTCGGCGGCTGCGGTTCGAAAAATCACTATCGAATCTATCCAGAAAGCTGACTTTGAAGATAACGACTTCAGTGGTAAGCGCTCGCTTATGGAAAGCGTAGAAGCTAAAACACAGGACATCATGCCGGTGGCTTTCGAATTTAAGTGTGTGCCGTTTGAAGGCCTGGCCGAACGCCGCTTTAAGCTACGCCTGAGCATCCTCGGCGGCGACCGTCCGATTCTGGTGCTTCGCATCGTGCAGCTGGAAGCCCAGCAGGAAGAAATGGCCGCCGAATTCCGCGATCTGCTGGTCTGGATGTTCAAAGACAGCCAGGTTGAAACCTTTATCGGTACGTTCAGCGCTTAATTACGTTGCCTTAAATGCCCCGCGCAGGGGCATTTAGTGAAGCGAAGTTAAATAAATCATCGCCACCCGGCGAGGGATTCGCTCAACCAAAATTCAGGCGCGGTGCAGCGCGTAATAACGGAGAATAAGCGTGAATAAGAAATTACATAAGCTAGATTTAACAGATAAAGCATCGGCCCGATTAACAACGAAACAGCTTATTGGAGCTGCACATCATGCAGCACGTTACCTTCCGAAAGCCTCTGGGGAGCTCGTCACTGAGTTGGCATCACGTTTGGATGTAACTCAGGTGGCATTAGGCGAGTCGTTGAACATTCGTAACACTCTCGTGGCTGAGAAGGCGGCACTGGTCAATGTGCTCGATGGTGCGAAGAAAGGTGAGCCTTCTCTTGAAACAATGGAACGCGCATTTCGTGAATATTGTGACATTCCGAACGTGCGCGAAGGGTTACTGCAAATGTGGCGAATTATGCGTGATGACGTCTTTAGCAGTGCGCAGGCATGCAAGGAGAGGAAGCGACCAAAAAAGTAGATTACTGTGGTCTTTGTTTTGACTGGGCCCGCAATGGTTGCGGGACCTGTATTTTTAAAGAGTGACCGGGTGCAGCCGGTAAAGTGGAGAGGTAACAATGGGACAGCTTGTTGCTATCAATGAATGGGCATCTGGCCCTAACGGTTTTAAAGAGCCGATCAGTCGCGCGGCACTGCATAAGATCGCTAAGACCAGGCAAACCTACCCACCAGCAATAAAGCAGGGCCGCCGGTGGGTTGTGGACGAAGATGCTCGGTTTATAGGTTTGGTAGGCAGGGTTGAGATAACTTCAGGTATTTCAGATCAGGCCCGCCAGTTAGTGGAGAAAGCTCTCAATGGCTGCCCGTCCCAGAAAACACAATATTGATATACCTAACCTGTACTGCAAGTTAGATAAAAGAACCTCAAAAATCTACTGGCAGTACAGACATCCAGTCACTGGCGTTTTCGTCGGGTTCGGGCTGGATGCTGACGCCGCGAAGGCCGCAGCAATGGAAATGAACAGGATTATAGCTGAACAAGAAACGCAGCAGTCCTACGCGCTTATTGATATGGCAATAAAAGCAAACACAAAGAAAGAACCGGGAATTAGAGTTAATAGCTGGATCAAACGATATAACGAAATCCAACAGGAACGAGTCGACAATAAAGAACTATCTAGCAGCACCCTAAAAAGTCGAAAATCATGCGCATTAATCTTTGAAAAGAGAGCATCACATTTACGACTGGTCGACGTGGACACAAAAGTTATAGCAACGCTCATTGATGAATATAAATCGAGCGGAAAAGCTCGCATGGGGCAATTAATGAGAGCAGTTTTAATAGATGTATTTAAGGAAGCTCAGCATGCGGGAGAGGTACCGCCAGGCTATAACCCTGCCCTTGCTGTTAAAAACCCAACAGCTAAAGTTCAGCGCAGCCGAATGACGCTGGAGCAATGGAACCTAATATATAAGTCTGCTGAAAAGTATGCCCCTTGCTTACAAAACTCTATGCTGCTTGCCTTATTAACTGGACAGCGTCGCGGTGATTTAGTCGATCTTAAATTTGCTGATGTTTGGGATGGGTATCTGCACATAAGACAAAATAAGACCGGTGCAAAAATTGCTTTACCATTAACACTACGCTGCGAAGCGATAGGCTTATCTCTTTCTGAAGTAATAGCGCGATGCAGAGATCGTGTCGTCAGCCCTTACCTGCTTCATCACGTCAGAAAGCACTCAACCATCGATGCCGGAGATGCTGTTACTGAGGGAACCATTACGCGTATGTTTATGGAGGCAAGGAACGAAGCCAAAATCAACTGGCCTAAAGGCACCACTCCACCATCCTTCCATGAACAACGCTCACTTGCTTCACGTCTTTATAAAGAACAGGGAGTCGATGTTAAAACACTTTTGGGTCACAGCACAGATGCAATGAGTGAACAGTACAGGGATGATCGCGGGCTTGACTGGAAAAAATTAGTCATTTAGCTACGCGAAAAATAGAGGGGTAATACTCAGGAAAATTGTTATTTTTCGCGTAGCGTTTTGGGGAAAGCTATTGGGGAGATTTTGGGGAAAGGATTTTCTTTAGATTTTACATGTATTTATTTTTCCGCTCACTGCTTCATAAGCAAAACGCCGAAGCGTAACGTCTTATTAAATAGCCAGCCCGGCCAGTAACAGCCGGGCTTTTTATT